CAATAAGTATAAGTAATTATTATCTGAAAAGTCTTCTCTACTGAAGATGTGCTACACCAGACGCTCCGATCCCTTTTGAGGATAAGAATACATCACACCTTCATATCGTTCGGTTATTATCCCTACTAAATGTCCATACAAGCTAATTTGGCACATACCAATTCACTTATACAAATGGCTATCACCTTTGCTTAATAAATGCTCAGATTGAATAACCTCCTGATTCACCATCATATCTTCACAGTTTGCATGAACTATCCAGTTTGCGGCCGGAAAGTGTTCCTCAGCAGTCGCCCTTAGACCACCTTATCGTTCCCTGTTTCATGATACTATTTCCGCATAGGATTTAATCTTTTCACTTACCTATACGAAACGAGACCTTTTGAGTCTCTGGCATGTCAGTTTTGCTTAGATTGACTGCAATATAATTGCTTATACCGCAGCGACAGTGTGTAAATCTGCCTTTATACGCCTCACAGCGCACTATCGGAGCCAAGCCTCCATAATGTAATTAATTAAACAGAAAGGGTTGGCATATACATTTGTATATGACAAATAGCGGGAGATGGATTCGAACCATCGTCTCTAGGGTATGAACCTAGCAAGGATCCACTCCTCTATCCCGCAGTTGGAATGACACGATTTGAACGTGCGATGTCCTGGTCCCAAACCAGGCGGATTGCCAAACTATCCTACATTCCAATAATATCAAAAGATTTAATTACGTTTTCAAATAAATAATCCTTTTCATACCGTATATTTTTTACCTGCTTATTTTTAGGTGGATCTATTCTTATAGTAATCATATTCACCGGAGTTTCAGGCGCCTCTATTAAAAAGGATTTATTTGTTTCAATGTTATAACAAAAGAAATAATCTATATCGTTTTTAGTATACTTAGCCTTACTTCCATTTTTTCTATGCAAGGAAGATGATGTAACATCAAAAGTAACAGTTCCATTTTCTGCTTTTGAAATAGAAGTTTTCACTTGAATTTTATTTAACTTTCCGTTAAATTCTGCAATTAAATCGTATTTTTCATTATCGCCAAAAGGTATTGCTATAGGGATACCGTGTTTGACAAATAATGATATGGCCATCGCCTCACCTATGTTTCCATACCTTTTAGTATTTACCATAATTATAAATAGTTGGGACAGAATTTATTCTGCCCCAATCCTTTATTTACGCATTAACAGCGTCTTTAATTGCCTTACCAAATTTGCATTTTACTGCGTTCTTTGCATCGACCTCAACAGATTCACCTGTTCTTGGGTTACGTGCAATACGTGCATCTTTATGTACAACAGAAAGAGTAACACCATCCATCAGTTTTACCTCGTCGCCTTCAACCAGCGCACCATATGTTACGTCCTGCACAGCTTCCATAATTACTTTAATATCTTTCTGTGTATTATTTGTTGCTTCTGCAACAGCCTTAATTAATTCAACTTTATTCATTGTTAGTTCTCCTTTTTCTCATAAAAATAATAGTTATATAAAGCAAAAGCAGTGTACTGACCAGCACACTGCCTTGAATTATCAATATTTAATTTTCAATTATTCGCTGAAAATGTTTGATGCAATTTCAGCTCCAAGATCGTCTAAAGTACAGAAGGAATTGATATATGATACCATTTCATTACCGTCTTTATCTTCGCGCTTGATTTCAATCCCTTTACATTCAGGATTTTTACAAGCCATAACATTACCATGTATATATGTCATTGGGGTGCCACATGCTTTACACTTATGTTTACTAAGAAATCTTTCCTGCTGTTCTTTTAATTTCTTCTTATCAGAAGTTTTCTTTGTCACGGGCTTCATTCCCCATGCAGTTCTCATTTCTTCAAGTGATGTAAAGTGTTCTGTTGTCCCTTTGGACATTCTATAATTACTCATGATCTTTCTCCTTGTAGTCAAATATATTTGATTTTTTTAGCCGTGTATTTAACGCCCACGGCAGGCTACTACACAAAAAAAATTCGAATCCCATATTTAAACACGCATTGGAGACAGCGCGGAGAGTTTCGCTTTTCTTCAAACAGCTGTCTGCATACATGTACACATATCCTGCGCAAAATATGTGCCTGAAGATGCAACGAAGCGAAAAGTTATTCCCCTCATATACCGGACGAATTTGTATTTACGATTTTTGTTACTTTTAAAGGGTTTTAGGCTGATTTTTTTTCAGACATTCTGCAGTTTTTCGAGAAATTTTGTAAGAATGCTTCTCTGTCCATTCTATATAATAGATTAAGAAGATTTCTTGTATAACGTGAATAATCCTTTTTTCTTCCCATATTACTTGTATTAAGAGCAATTTCAATCAATCTGCTCATAGTCTTTGGATTTTTTATTTTTATTTTTCTTAATTCCGCTAAAATCTGATCGAATCTCTCGGTATATGCAAGAATTTCATCATCAGACATATTATCTTTACTTAAAAGCTCAAGTTCTTTTGCATATCCTAAAATTTTTTCCATTTGCCTAGCGTTTGCTTTGCCTTTTACTTTTATTACAAGATCTTCAGTAGGAATAGTATTAGTAGAATGTATCGGCTTGATATCATTCATAACAATCTGTAAACTATTCATCGGACATATATAATAGGAAGAAATTCTTCCAGATAACTTTTCTTTCTGCTGATCAACCAATTCTCTTTCCACCTCTTTACCGTTCTTTGTATATTGAATCTTACGCGTATATCTCATGAATTCTGGAAAATCTCGACGCACCTGTTTCTTATTACCAAATTCGTCCTCAACTTCCTCTAACTGCTGCATACAAGGAAGTTTTTTAATACGCTTTATTTCTTCTATAGCATCCACTTCATATTCACGTTTACATCCGTCAATAATAACCTGAGCTAGTACCGAAAGAATAACAAAGTTGTCATATAATTCACGACTTGGGTTAGTCCAATAATAAGTCATTGCAAGCTGTGCGAGATTACTTGATTCTCCAATACCAATACGTGATTTGGCGAATTTATTATCCATACGAGCGTATTCTTTCATTGTATTCTTATATGTAAGGCCACTTTCTTTGAGTTTATTAACAATAGTAGGATACTGTTCATATGCAGCCTTAGCACTTTTAACCATTACTTCATTATTTGTCACAAAAAAGAAATCTGAATCAAAGTCGCAGCCGTTGGCACGATCCTGAATATCTGTATGAATACAATTTACTGCCATGATATTATTACTGAATACAAAATATCGTTGCATTTCATCGCTATATGTGTTATGTAAGTAACAGATGTTATTTGGGCTGTTATGTGGATTTCTAATACCACAAAGATATTCTCCATCTTGAAAACGTTTTGTATAACATTGAATAGTTCCTGGCTCAATATTAAGAGTAGGATCTAATTCCGGATCCATTCCTACAGATTTGAGTAGAAGAGCATATGGATTTCCAAATATTGTAAGATTATCTCCATCAATTGTAATTTTGCCTGTTCTAAGCCTGGTTACATATTGATTGATAATTTTACGTTTCTCTAATCGGAACCATGTACTATTTCCAAAATCCTTATTCCAATCATATAAATCTGCCAGCATCTCATAATGATTTATTATCGTAGCATTCTTCCTAAGATACTGTACATAAAGATTGTTATCATCTTTCATCCCCTCTACATAATCCACACTGGTTTTTGCCAGTTTACGCACATCATCAGTAGAGCAAGGAGATGGAACATCTATATTATAGGAGGGAAGAGTATTAACCATCTGATAACTCATCTGCTGCACACCGCCTAATTTACTTGGATGATCGGTTTTTACTATCCCCCAGTAAGATCCATCGGCATTTACGCGATCACACCAATACTTATAAGCTTCAGCAGGAGTATTACCCATTAAATTCATGAATTTCTTCCATTTAATAGCATTATCAGTTGTGATCATGCGAATATCCTTGAGTTTATGCCAAACTCCGAACATGTCCTGTATTGCATAAGTTTCATAATCATGTCCAGTTTTTTCACACCAATCTTTAAAGAATAACTGAATATGAGTACGAATTCCGCATGCCTTAAAGAAATGCTGCCTTAAAAGAGCCATACCATTAACCCATTCCGGCAAAATATCAGATTCAATCAGCATTTCTCCATCCCAGAGAGTATTTTTTACCTCGGTTTCTTCATCATGAACGACACATTTCTTTTTTATAACATTTACTCGTTTATATCTTTTAGTATATTTCGGAGTAACACCGTCTTTTAAAAATTTTCCTTCAGCAATAGCTCTTTGCTTTGCAATTTCTGTAGCAGTTTCATCCAAAACTTTTTCCTGAACTACATAATCCTCAGCTTTTACGATCTTGGCTATTGTCTTGTAGAAACTATCCGTATCTTTAATAATAAGAATGGCTTCTACAGGACAATAGAACTTTCCAACTATTGTACTGGTTGTAAGAGGAGCATATGCCGACATCTCTACAATCTTAGCATTTTCCATCGGCATTTTCTTTCCAAGACCCATCGTCAGCCAGTTATATGCTTTTTTATAAAGCTTTGAGTTAATAAACATCACCTGTCCGACTTTTGCCTTAGAAGAGTTGCGGTATAGCATTTTATAATTAATAACAGTCTTTTTTTCACCTTCTTTCTTTGTATATGAAGAAATGTATTCAACATTTACACCGTTTTCATAGAATATTTCCCGGATTTCATCTTTGGAACATTTCATATAATTGTCTTTATTATCAATTACATTTCGAAATATTGCTCGAATACGTTCCTTGGATTCCTCAGATAAAGATTTGTCATGTTCAAATGGTCCAAACTGCTTTAGCAAATGATCCATTTCTTCTTCATAACTACGACTTCCAAAATCAAAATCAAGACAAATAATGTCTCGTGTACTGGTATCATTCCAAACATTAAGTCCATTCTGTATAATATAATCACTGAATAGACTGTTACTGAACATTGCTTCAGTATAATCGTACCGGTTTCTGACTCCCTGGTTATATCCAAAGAGAGTACCGGCCTTTATATTTTTTATTTTTAATCCGAATTCAGACAAATGATATTTCTCCTTCCTCTATGTTGTATTGCATCAATAACATTTCCAATAGTAGGATATGGTTTTGTATATTTCTGCATAATAGTAATCCTTTCGTATTTTATTTAAATTATAGGATTTAGATTTCTAGTACTGACTGTTCCATAATTATTATT